ACCCGTCACAGCAGAATCCATGAGTATGGGTAATGATGATGACGATACAATGTCTTATTTTGCACGATTGGCAAATGAAGACTAAGAATAAGGTCAGCCAACCAATTAGGCCTTGTCGCTGAATAAGATTCGGACAAAAGTTGGTGAACAACAAAGGAGAAAGACTACTTCGGTAGTCGGGGATTAGGGAGCTTCGGCTCCCTTTTCTTTATGGTGCTGCTGTACCATAAAGCATTGAATTAGTGTCAAATGGATCAACCGCAGATTGAGGCAGATTATTAAATGCATTATTAGAAACTACATTATCTCCAATCTGGCCTGTGATTGTAGGAACCTTGTCTGTACGAGGACCATATGCAGAAGTAGCAATCGCTGATTCAATTGCAGCAAATTTAGAACCATTGCGCAAAGCTTCATTGGGTTTTAGCCCTAATTCAGAAGCAACAAATGCTCGAGCCTGTTGCGATAAAGCCGATGAATATATTCCTTGAGCTGCGTTAGATCCGGGTAAAATATATGAAGGTGTTTGTGTCTTTGCTTGTATTTCAGCTGCTGCAATTACTTCTGGATTTTGTTTGGCCGCGGCTAAGGCAGCGTTGAAATTTTTAAACTTCTTAAATGCTTCTTCTCCACCAAGATTCTGTTTCATAATTCGAGCTACATCAACTTCAGAAATCGTTAAAAGTTCAACTAATCCTTGAGCTGCTTCTAGGTTATCTTTTAACCCTAATTGCAATAACATGTCTCCAAATAAGTAGCTATTAATAAAAGCAGAAATTGTAGGCGCCATTTGTGGAAATGATTTCTTAAGATAATCTTTTAGAGCATTTCTGCTTTGCTTAAATTTAGTTAAATCATTGTCTCTGTATGCTTCTACGATATTGTATGCGAGTGTAGCAGTGTTTCCAGATTCAGCACCAATAGATGAAGGAATAGTGACAAGTGAAGCAAAAAGTGCTGGTCCTGATGCTAATAATCTAGAAGCAGATGCTAAAGTGCCGGCTGTTCTAGACATTCCTAAAGCACCAGTTATTCTGCTGCCAGTCGCAGCACCAGCTTCTACAATGCCTTCTGGACTAAATATTCCCGGCACTCTTAACAAATTATTAAATCTTGTCCCTCGAGCAAATGGATTAAGAGACTGCTGTCTTAATGCATCTTGAATAGTCATAGGAATACGAGCTTCACCATAACCAGGAAGTTTTGTCCTATCTGCTAAGTTCTGAGCATCAACAGAAAATACATTTGTGCCAGTTCGTAATTGAACTTTTCCGCCTGCAGTGTCCATCACTTGAGCATCAAGTAATTTTCCAGTGGTAGTTTTATATTGAATATTATCGCCGACTTTTAATGTGCCTAGCTGTGCATTAGGTCCAGCTAACCGAGAGGCTCTATCTGCAAATGCTTGTTCTGTATCAATTTGGCCTACTCTCAATCCAGCAACTCTTCTTTCTAATGCTGCTACTTGATTTCGTAGTGCTTGAGCATCGAGTTTTCCTGCTGCTCGAGCTTCTGATAACGCCACTCTTGTTTCTTTAAGATCTAGCCTCGCAGAAGAAAGATCTGCTCGAGCAGAATCTAAATCTGTTTGCAAAACTTGTCTTCTTGCAATTGCATCATCTAGTCGTGCTTGCAGCGCTTTCATTCGCTGTTGACCGGCTTCAGTGAAGGTTCTAGTTTCGGCTTGAATTTGTCTACGCAAGTCTGCTTCAGTCGAGAAAGCCTTTTTAAGCTCGCTATTTAATGCCTTTTGTTGAGCCTTTAAAACTTTAATATCATCTTTTAATACTTTTTGAAAATCTTTTAATTCACTGGTAAGAGACTTATTGATGTCTAATAAAGCGCCGCGTTGAGTGCCAAAAGATGTGGCTAAAGCATTTTTAATTCCTCTAAATCCGAGTTGTATAGCTTTTAATGCACCAAGAGCTAAAGCTGTTCCTACACCTTGTGTCAATATTCTAGACATTGTGCTAGGACCACCGCTACCACCACCGGCAGTAGCTCCACCAGCAACAGCCACACCACCGCCAGCAATAGTTCTTACTTTGCGCTGTTCTCTACGATCTTCTAGTTTATCTAGACGATCTCTTTCTTGAACGGCAAGAAACTTTTTGATGCCTTTATCAATACTATCAAGAGTCTTTCCTTGATCTTCTTGATTTTGAATTTGTACGGCATCTCCGGTTTTAATCAGAGCTGCTACTTCTTTTAAAGTGATAGCCATTACTGGGCCTCATTTCTTCTTTGCTCTTGCATTTCTAAATGATTAGTCAATAATGTAACGTAAACTTCCCTTTCCCACGGTATCATATTATATAAATCTTCTAATGAATAATTGTGATTTTCCATTAATAAAAAATTAATTTCAAAGTGGTTCTGCAATGTTTCATGAGAAAGGGCTACTAAAAAAAATCTGCTAATCCTTTTAGTTCAAATGAATTTTCGTGTCCGCATGCTTCACATGTCCAATTAACTGGAAGTTGAATTTCTGGAGAGTTTAAAATAAACTCTTTCATTTTTTCAAATTGTTCAGTTGTCATTCCATTGACAAATTCTACTAAATCTTCATAATTTTCATCATCAGCACTAATTCTTTCTTCGTCTGTCATAATCGATTTAATACAAGAAATGACCGTATGGTACATAATCTCAGCTTCTGTTTCTGCTTCTTGAATATACTTATTGTTTAATGTCACGTTAAAAGACGGATACCTCATTTCTAAAGTAACAGAATCAGTCAAAGGAATAAGACTTGAAACTTTTTCTTCATGCGTTAATTCTACATCATCTAATCGAATATCAATCTCAGATTCATGTGTACATTCTTCAGACAAACAAATCATCTTCATCTTTGATGTTTCACCGACAGATTTTGCTCTAATCTTACAAAACAAGTATTCAATATCGAATGTTGTGATATTACTATTTTTTAATTCTGTATCTACACATGCATTGATTAAATCAATTGTAGCTTTCGAAATACTTGTTTCATCTCCTGATTCAGATGCAATTAACAAAATTTTTTCTTCTCTCACGAGATATGGTCTAAAAAATGTTTGTTCTCCTGTCGATGGTACTGTCACTTCATATTTTGGTACATCATTTAGTTTTGGTAAAGCCATTATGCAGTTTTCCTTCTCCATACTTCATTTGCATTCACACGAATAAATTTCTTATTCGTTTCATTTGTATTCGGGTTTGGAATAGTAAGCACTACGTTTTTACCACTAAGCCATGCTTTATATTTTGCATGCTCTTGTGCACCACTCCCAACCCATTCTTTGCGAGCCATCTTCTTCCATCTACTTGGTTTTTGATGGTGAATACCTTTTGATACCTGATGCGCTCTTTGTCTTTTCTTTCCCATTCAAATCACCCAAACACTTGTCCTAAATTAAATGATCCTGTAATAAAGTTCTGTGGACTTGCATCCACTTCCCAATTTGTATATGATAATTGTACAGTAAATTGTACTAATCCATCGAGTTCATTGCTTAACTCAACAGCTTGCAGTGTAGTCGGAAATGCATCAATCAATTTGCATGAATATACAGTTCCGCCGCCTACACCAATGCCCGCTCTAAATGGACCTATAGATTTACTAAATCCTATCATAGGCTTTCTTAATTGGTGAATAACCACGTCATTCACATATTCTTCTTTATATCTTAAGTCAAAATTATCTGTGATAATGGCTCTTCTCCAATTATCAAAATATTTCTTTACGCCATAATCATTCATCAAATAAAATGTCATTGATACATCATCAACTGCATAGCCGTATGGCATCTTCTGAAATTCCATGCCAATACGACGCTCTGTCGTTAAGATCTGTTTGCCAGGAAGAGATGCATTTGTACATAGTACATTCATCTCTCTGCCATCAGCACCCCATCGACTAGGAAGAGTGACAAGGAAACTATTCGATCGAGCGAAACCCAGTTTAGTTGAAGCAATAGATTTTAATTCATCGATAGTTGCCATTAGATCATTGCCCTTGAATCTTTATATACTTTTGAACCACTCGCTTTACGCCAATCAGCCGTTGGAAGAAAAGTTGCAATTTCCCACTCAGGCGCAGGAACAAGAGCAAATCGACTACGGACATGCGAAGTTAAATATCTCTTAAAGCATGGCTTAAAGTGTCTAAATTTTTGTGAAGCTTTTAAAAGCCTGTATGACAAATCAAACTTAGTTTTATCGTCATACTTTTTATTTGTTGTAATATCTAATAACGAATCAAGAAACTTAGCTCGAAGAATAGGTGGAAGATAATGTAAGTTTAATCCATAGAATCCACCTTCAGCTGGTTCTACTGGAATCACTAAAGGAAAGGCATCATAATACGGAAGCTTATCCTTTGTTTTTGGATCATAGAAAAACATGTACATGTTACCAACACCAAAGCGATTCCGTAATTTAATTTCATCTTCTTGCATCAATTGATTACGATTAACTCTTCTCATCTGTTGAGCCTTTTTACGAAACCAATCACGCGATTGTTGAGTGCGTGGATTAATACCAGCTCTAAATGCTTCGAGTTCTAGCTTTTGAAATAAATTACTCATAATCGTATTTATATCATTTTCTAGGTTTTTTGCGATATGGTGGTAACGGTTTCAACTTCTTTAATTTACCCGGCATAGACTTAGGAAGAAGATTCATTTCTTGTAATGTATGCTCTGTCCAGATTTGAAACTCCCATCCTCTATCCTTTGCATATTCATTTGCAGCTTCCCATTTATTCATATTTTTTACGTAAGTCAATCCTTCAGAAATATACTGCTTTGTTTTTCTTTTTCCAGTAGGCGGCTTTGTTTCTTTGTCGGGTTTGATTTCAACTAAAATAGTTTTTTCTTTCATTACAATTTTAAGATCAACAAAATATCTATGATATTTTTTATCAACATCGTAATAATATGGAATCACTACTTCTTCAGATGACCATTGCTTGACAGCTGGATTCGAATCACACCATTGAAATACATATTTCTCCCACAAGGAACGATAGATGATATTTGTGAAATCACCTCTATACTTTGATTTGTTCTTTACTGTGTATCTTCCAGAATATGCCATGATTTGATATAAATAAGAAAGAGTTATTTAACTATCTATAAGGGATGAGCTAATGGCGTATAGATTGCCAAATGGCGGAAAAAATATGAAAACTACAGCCGATGGAAAAATCATCGATGCAGTAAAAATTGATGACGGTGGTACCACTGTTACTACAAATTCTCGTGGCGAAACAACTACTTACAATGAAACTATTGCGACTATTAATACTCTCAATGCTATTGTGCAGCAGGTTCATCTTGGATCTAGATCTCCTTCCCTAAGGTTTCCTCTTGTAGATAATCCTGCATATTCCGGAAAAATTAGATTTAAATTATATAGACAAAAGGCTTTATCTTTCAATGCGAATGCTCTGAAAGAAAAGCCATATCTAGATAATGTTAAAGAAATTATAACAGGAGAAAAGACAGCTATCACGGACGATGATATTGCAGCAGTAGATGCTGATATTGTGGCTGCATCAGAAGCAGGCAATTTTGATGAAGCAAGTGCACTTTCTCAAAAAAAGAAAGCGTTACAAGACGCTAAAGCTGAGACAGAAAAGATTTTGTCTGAAAATATTATAAGAGGTTTGACTATTGAAGAAGTAGAGCCAGGTCCTTCTGAGGATGGAAGGATGGGCAGTGAATTTGTAGAAGCACAATTATATTTTCCTCTCTCTGTTACATTTAATGATGATGTTCAATATGAAGGATTTAATTTAGGAGGATTGGGGGCAGGAGCATTAAGCGGATTAAAAAATAATCAAACAATTACTCAAGCTGTCGCAGAATCAGTGAGTAAAGGATTAGGCAATATTTTTAATTTTGCGTTTGGAAATTTAAGTGGTGATGCTGCAAAATATGCTGCTGCTAAATTTGGAAACTTCGGGCCTCAAGGACTGCAAACAGCGCTTACAGTCGCAGCTCAAGCTGCAGTTAATCCAAATACTAGAACCATCTTTAGAGGAGTTACGATTCGTGAATTCAGTTTTAACTTTAAAATGATACCGCGGTCAGCTCAAGAAGCTCGTGAAATTGCTTCTATCATAAAGTTCTTTAGATCAGAGCTATACCCTGAAGCATTTGATGTAGGCGGATTGCCTCTCGGTTATCATTTTCCAAACATGTTTAAGATTGAATTGCTGCACAGAAATAGCAATGCAAAGATTCCTCAATTAGAATATTGTTTCCTTCGAGGTGTCCAGTCATCTTATAATCCAACTGGACAATCTTTTCATGCAGATGGATACCCGAATGAAATTGATCTAACTCTCAGATTCCAAGAATACAGAGCTCTTTCTAAGAAAGATATTGTAGAGGAAGGTAAGTAATGAAGTATTTTACAAGTTTAGAACGCCTTTTATACAAATTTGGAAATGAACAAACGACTGTCAGCTTTCAAGACATTAGTTCTTATGTAGATGTAATTGATCAAGTAAAAGATTCTATTGCTTTTTATTCATTGTATGATATTAATGAAGGATACCGCCCTGATCAATTGTCTCTAGCACTATACGGAACCCCACTTTACTACTGGACATTTTTTATTATGAATGATAAATTAAGACAGCAGGGTTGGCCTTTATCAAATGAAGAACTTGACCGAGTGATTAAAAGAGAATATCCGCATAGAGCTGTTACAACTAGAGATGACTTGACCGGCATTTTTAAAGTCGGACAAAATGTTACTGGTTCTTCTTCTGGTGCAACCGGCACAATTGTACACCGTCACTTAGACTTAGGACAACTTATGCTTGATGATGCAGTAGGCACTTTTCAAGACGGAGAACAACTACAATCGACTGTTGTTACTTTAACAGAAGATATAGTGCAATCTATCTCAATTGTATCAAGCGAAGAAGAATATAATTCTGCACATCATTATGAAGATATAAATGGCAACATTGTAGATATCGATCCTTTTATTGGACCCGGTGCACAATTGACAGAAATTACAAATTATCAAAGATATTATAATGAAAACGAAGCCTTGAAAAGAATTAGAATTATAAAACCCAGTATCATTAATAGTATCATTACTAATTATAAAAAGGCTTTAAGATCTTAGTATGTCTCCTAGAAATACACAAGATGATTTTGAAATTGTTGAAGCGCTCTTTTCTAGCGAGAGATCGGGCGGAAGAACTGTTGACATTTCAAAAATCATTACAGATTTCGAAATTTATGAACATTTAGATAAGCCTTTCTTATCTGCAAAATTTGCTGTGCTTGACACTACATCTTTCTTTGAAGACATTGATTTTCAAGGTGCCGAATCTCTTTCTCTTACAATCCAATCTTCGGAGACAAAGAAAGAAGGTTCAACCATAACAAAGATCTTTGTCATTGACAAAATTATTAAATCTGAAAGAGCAGATGAAAGAACTGAGGTAGTTTACTTACATGGCTATGAAGATCTGGTTTTAAGATCAAGCGTAAAGAATGTCAATAAACATTATAATGGCAATCCTCTAGATATTATTTCGAAAATGTTGAAAGAATATTTAGATAAAGGTGTTCTATATACTGAAGACTTGCAACAAAGTGCCATGAGATTAATCGTTCCAAATATGCATCCTATTGAAGCTGCTGTTTGGATTAAAAATAGATTAACTAATACAGATGGCATGCCCTATTACTTATATTCTACTCTTGCTTCTGATTCATTAAATTTAGTTGATCTTGGAGCTTTGCTTTTAAGAGAACCAGTAAATACTCAATTACCTTTTCTTTATGTACAAAGTTCATCTCAGTATTTAGAAGAAAGACATATTCCAATTTTTAGTTATAGATATGAAAATATCCATGATGTTATTTCCCTTATTCGTAAAGGATACGTTGGAGCTCAGTACAATTTTTTGAATACATTGAAAGGAACAAATGAAGTAGTGCCGTTTGATGTTTCGGATGATGTATTTAGAACACTGTCATCAAAAGACTACTTTAAGGATCAGCCTCGATTTATCTATGCACCAGAACAAGGAATAGATGGACAACCTTTAAGCACTTACACTTCAAAAGTAATTACTCAAATTGCCGCCGGCGGCGCATATACATATGATAATTATGGAAAAAATTCTTTAGATGAGGAAACAGAAACTGCTTACTATAAGAAAAGAGTAGTCGGTCACGCTTTGAAAAACTTCATGACTAAAACACCTATTTCAATTGTTGTTCCTGGTCGGCCTTTTATGAGAGGTGATGGAGATTATACAACCGGAAATATTGTAAGAGTTCTATTTTTAGAATCAAATCATGATAATTCTTCGACTCCTAATATTGATTCAAAGAAATCTGGAAATTATATAATGTACGCTGCTAAACATAGTTTTTCAACTCAGAATCCAAATAGAATTGATAGCACACTATTATGTGCTAAGCTTTCATCTTATAATGCTGATCTTAGTGCAGAGGAATTTATCAATGTCTCTTGATTTTTACGGAGATGAAACTCGATGGTTTATTGGAAGGGTTGTCGATAATAACGATCCTCTCTATCTCGGTCGAGTAAAAGTAAGAATTTATGGGATTCATAGTTCAAATCGTCAGGATATTCCTGATTATGCACTACCATGGGCTCAAGTCATGATTCCTGTAACTGAAGAAGGAACTACTGGATTTGGTGCAAATTCTCGACTTGTTGTGACAGCTCAAGTTTTTGGAATTTTTTTGGATGGAAAGAATTCACAACTTCCACTTGTTCTTGGTTCTATTCCAAAGATTGAAGAAGGTGAACAGGATATTACTGTAGATGATGAGCTTCCGGGTGAATCTACTGCAGAAAAGATTTTTCTTTATCTTATCTCTTCGGATCAACATGCATATACGCCTAAGCAGGCCTGTGGAATTATGGGTAATTTACAACATGAATCTGGTCTAAATCCGAAAGCTATTTCACAGGTTCCAGGCGAAGAGTCTTTTGGATTGGCTCAATGGAATCCGGCAGTGAATAGAAAGCAAGAGCTATTTGAATATTGCACACTAAACGGATATGATCCAACGTCACTCAACGGGCAATTAAAATTCTTAAAATATGACTTGGATAAAACACCGGGATATAGAGTAGATAAAAATCTTGGAGATTTGAAAGATGCTCAGACTGTTGAAATTGCATCTAAGATTTTTGAATTTCGCTATGAAAGACCTCAGCCCGGAAGTACAGATACTCGCATAGTAGAAGCTAAAAAGTTTTATGATAGGTTAGCATAATGACAATACAGAAAGCTTCAAATACAAATGTAATTACGCTTGAATTCGAGCCAACAAAAATCGAATCTGTCAATGTAAAGAAGAAAGGCGCACAGTTTTTCTCTTCGACAGAAAGATATACTTTATCTGGAAAGACTATTACTTTAGATAAAGTATATGCAAATATTACTGTGAATTATGAATATGATATTGCTCAAGATCCAGAAGCAGTGAATAATTATATTGCTTTTACTAATGATGTGTTCAATGGTGATTTGAAAAATTTTCTCATTAAAAATTCAAACACCGCACTTAAAACACAAGCTACGACTGCTAAGAAAAAAAGAGCATCTGTCGAAGGAACTACACTCGGCGTCGATGTTGGTACATCAAAAGGTGGATTTACTTCCCTATCAGCTTCTGTCAAAGAAACTCAGACCGAAACAGATGAAACAGTTGTTTCAATTATGGTTGATGGTGTTCCGGGTGTAACTGTTACAAAATCTATATCATCTTCTGATAAAGGGGATATCACAACTCTTACTGGTCGAACTGCGAGTGGAGGATTTCTTAATGCAACGATTGTAACAGGAAATCCAAAAGGAATTGAAGCAGCATTGACAAGTGTGGTTGGAGCTACAAAAAGACAAACTAAAGTTGCAATACAAAATGTATCACCATATCCTGATGAAGTTTCGGTTGCAGTAGAAGAAAATGTTTCGGTTGATGTAGCAAATACTTCTGAAAAAATTGCCACTAGAACAATGAATCTTCTGAATAATCCATTTAAAGCTGTTGATGCAGTAACAAATAAAATAGGATTTGGTTCACTCGGCCTAGACTTTGGTAATTTATTAGGTGCAGTTCTTGGAAAGAGTTTATCTATTCCTCAGGTGCAATCCTTTGGACAAGAAATGCCTAGTCTGCCAAAAGATTTTGTATTACCAGATAATGCAGTAGCTCCGCCAAGTATTATTTTGCCAGATGCATCTACTAATATTAGAAGTAATCTGAGAGAAACTAATCCTTTACCACCAAGTGTTCAGGTCTCAGAGCCTCCACTAAATTTAAGTGCCGGTGCTTCGGACTTTACATTCCCTCTTCCAGCCAGTTATAAATTTACAGAAGTCGGAGGATTTGAAGAACTTGAATCTGAAATTAGAAATTGCAAAAGACCTTTGACAACATCTATAGTATATTGGTCTACGACTTATTCGAATCGTGACTGGGATTCATATCAATTAAATGAGTTTCATACTTATAGACAAATTAACGGACTTGGCGCTCGAGCATTTTCAAGGTTAGTTGCAAATGATCCTACGTTTGGTAAAATTGAATGGCACTATGTTATTCGTAAAGATGGTGTTATTCAGAGAGGCCGGCCTCTTTCTCTCAATGATTTTGTTCCAAAGTCTGCAAACATAAAAGAAGAAAATGGATTGAAGATAGGATTCATTGCTGGTTTTAATGGACCTAACGATGATCCTGCAGCTAAACTTACTTCAGACTCTATTACACCTAATCAGTGGCAAGCTTTTGATGCATTCATTACAGCATTCTATAATGCTATTCCGGGTGGTTCGATTGTTGGAGCTCAAACTTTTTATAATGATGATTTACCTACGGGTCCAGGATTTGATGTAGAGACATATATATCCAGCAAATATAAAAAGACAAATACAGTAACAACTAAACTCCTTGCGCCAGAAGAAGTGAATACACAGAAGCCAGTGGAAGTTGTTAAACCTTCTCGAGTTAATTTGCCAGAAGAGCCACCGTTAGTACCAAAGACGGTGCCTCAGCCTGTAGAAACTACTCCTCCTGCTGGAAAATCAGAACCTACTGAAGAGCAGTTAAAAGCAGCTTCAGAAGAATATACTAAGTTGTTGAGAAGATCTGAAAGATTAGACTCAAATATTAAAAATATTGAAAAAACAACAAAGCAAAAATACGGTAAGGAACTTCCGGACTTTGTGACAAATGATTTAAATAAAAAATATAATGAACAAGCAGATGTTGATTCTCAGTTACTTGCACTAAAGAAAGATCTTATGAATAATAACTTTACATATGATAAACAATCAAATACATGGGTGGAGATTTAATAATGGCAAGAAGACCAACAGTTGTAGATGGATTCAAAGATGCTAATCGCCAATATCCTCTCCCCGAATATTCGAATCAACCTTCGACAAATAAGGCTGTGCGAGGTGGCAAGACAAATAAAGTATATCTCGGCGGCGGAGATATTACAGTTGATCTTGGGTTAAGACCTCTTCTTCCTTCGCAGTATCCAAAGAATAACGTAAAGAAAACCATTACCGGCCATATTGTTGAGATTGATGATACACCCGGTAATGAGCGTATGTTATATCGCCATCGCACTGGATCTGGTATCGAGATGAGAGCAGATGGAACTGTTATCATTAGTTCTGTTGATAACACTGTACGAGTCACTGGCGGAGACGAGAAGGTTATTGTAGAAGGTGATGGTGAAATCTCCTACAATGGTAATCTTACACTTAATGTTACTGGTGATTTTGACCTCAAAGTCGGTGGTAACTTTAATGTAGTTACGTCTGGCGATAAGTTCGAAGAAACACGTGGTGGAAGAAAAGATTTAGTTGAAAAGAATTTTGAACAAACTGTAAAGAAAAATAGATCATCTTATACGCTCGGTACTAATACTGAAACTATTCTTGGTGATAGAAATAATATCACAAAAGGTGTTCTTCGAAATTATGTAGAGGGTAACATTGAACAGCTGAGTGGTGGAAGCCTTGTGTTAACAGCTGAAGATATTATTACAATGTCATCACCTAATATCAATATTGGTGCTAAGTCTCTGACTGTTATTGGTGATAGCGGTACAGTCGGTGGCGAGAATATTATTATGTACAACTATAATATGTACACCGGTCACTCTATTGAAGCTGTTGATACTATCACCACTGCCACTACCTATTCTGATCGAGTCAACTCTACATCAATGCACGCTACTACATTCCACGGTGACTTAGCTGGTAAAGCAGCAAGAGCAGGTGATGCTGATACTTCAGCTGCTCCTGGTCCAGGAGGCGGATCAGGTGTGTATACAACTGAAACGGCTACTGATGTAGATCCTAAAGCTACTGTATTAACAAATAATGCAAAGATGGATGCTTACTTGCATCAATCTTCATTTGGTGTAAGACAGGTTGACATTGATCCTGGTGCTATTATGAAAAATCAGATTGATAAAACTGTAGAATATGGTGGCATTTCTACTCGTAAATTAACAACACCAGAAATTAGATCTAAGATGAGAGATCCAAACACTGCAACAAATAAACAGTTTGTTGGTTCAATGATTGCTGAAGGAAAACTTTCTCCTGATTATATTAATGCATTGCCACCAGAAACAGGAAGAAAAGTTGGGCCAGAGTCCACACCGCGTAGAAGTAGCAAGCCAATCGCGGGTAGACTAGACACTCGGAGATTTACGTAATGCCTACATTTACTCCAGATCCTCTATATAATCCTGAGTTTCAAGATAAGATTACTGCAAGGACTAAGCTAGCTCCTGGTATCACTATGGCTAAATTTTTAGCAGGATATGGCGATAACTCTAATCTAAATCATATTGGAAGTGATATCGAAAAACTTAAACTTGCTAAGCAATACTATTTACACGGACAAGTAATGCTCAGTGTTTCTCGTAATGACTCAGAATTTGAAGATTTCAGATTAGTTGTTGCTGAAGGATTATATAGGCCAGGACCAAACGAAACTCTTTTACCGGGAAGTGTTAATGATAGTTTAAAAAATGGATACGCTGTTGTATATGAACTTTTAGATAGTAAAGGCTTGAATGCAACCGCAAAAACTTTT